CATTTGGATATTCTAACTTTAGAGCTGTATACGGTTCTCAAGGAGCGTAAACTCTATAAAAGGAAAGGGGGCTTAGGCTCCCTTTTTTTTTCTTTATCTTTTCAAAAATAGCATATATGATATAAATATGTTTAATTAGCTTGATGAGGGCCGTTTACGGTTTCCATTAATACAAATATAAGGAGTTCAAAATGGCTAATCCACATTTCCAAAACTTAATACTATGGGCGGGTAATACTGTTGCTTCCAAGCATAAGAAAGATCTACCTATGTTCGTTCCATATCCATCAGATCAAACGTACTACATGTACCAAAATGATTTTTTCACTTATAACTCTGGTGATTGGACGATAACAACAACTGAAGCTGGTACAGGTAGTGCTACTGAAGCTGTAACTTCATCCGCAGGCGGAGCTTTATTGCTTACAAACGCTGCTGGTGATAATGATTTAGACTTTTTACAACTTAAAGGTGAAGGTTTTAAATTAAGTACAAGCAAAAGAGCATACTTCTCTGCTAGATTCAAAGTAAGCGATGCTACACAATCTGACTTTGTTATAGGCCTTGGTATTACAGATACCACACCTCTTGATACAACTGATGGTGTTTTCTTCCTTAAAGCAGACGGCGGTACAGGTCTTGATTTCTTAATTGAAAAAGATAATTCTGCAACTACTACATCAGATGTAGCAACAATTGCTGACGATACATTTATCGTAGCTACTTGGTTTATTGATCCTGATACTTCAAAAGTATACTACTCAATAAACAATGCTGAACCTGTAGCTGTAGCTAACACTAACCTTGTTACTGATGAAGAACTTACAGTTTCATTCGGTATACAAAATGGTGAAGCAGCAGCAAAAACTATGACTATTGACTACGTAGTAGCAGCAGTCGAAAGATAGGAGTAAACGATGGCAGATGCAGTAACATCAACAACAATACAAGATGGTGATAGATTAGCTATAGTACAGCTAACTAACACATCTGATGGTACTGGTGAAAGTGCAGTCACAAAAATAGACGTTAGTGCTTTAGCTACTAATAGCGCTAACGGTCAAACTTGTACGGGCGTAAAGCTTGGAAAGATTGTTTATTCAACTTTTGGCATGAGTGTCAAACTTTTATGGCATGCGACTACCAATACTATTTGTTGGGATCTTAATTCAGACTATACGACGGACGAAGACTTTACAGGCTTTGGCGGTATACAAAATACTGCTGCGGCTTCTGGCAAAACAGGAGACATCAAGTTGACTACGACAGGTGCCTCAAGTGGAGATTCTTACGTTATAGTTTTGACTTTAATTAAAGATTACAGCTAGGTAAGAGCATGGCTGAATACAGAGGTAAGACAGTGTCTCTGAACAAACCAAGGGCTATCTCAAAAGGTAGCCCTGGTTATGGCAAAAAACGTAAAGAAGTCTTTGTCAAAAATTGCAGCAGCGAAAGTTCTAGAGTCAAACGTATAACCTTTGGTGATGCAAAACTTGGTATGCACAAAGGTACCAAATCAAGAAAAAAATCTTATTGCGCTAGAAGTGGCGGAATAAGTGGTACTACAGATAGATGTAGCGCTAATTATTGGGCCAGAAAAGACTGGGATTGTTAGTGGCTAAGAAAAAAAACAAAACCAAAAAAGACGCCTGTTATCGTAAAGTAAAAGCAGGAGCAAAAGTATGGCCTTCTGCCTACGCAAGTGGCAGATTAGTACAATGCAGAAAAGTTGGCGCAGCCAATTATGGTAAAAGTAAAAAAAGACAAAAAAAATCTACAGGTGGTTTAGTTACTATACTTGGTCAAGGTGCGGTTATGTCCAACAGATTAAGATAATGGCAAAAAAAGAAACACTAAGAGATTGGTTCTCTAAAAACGATGGTACAGGATGGGTAGACTGCAAGACAGGTAAACCATGCGGTAGACAGAAAGGCGAAAAAAGAAAAGGATATCCTGCATGTAGGCCAACAAAGGCACAATGCACGTCAGCAGCTAAAAAGAAAACAGGACCTGCCAGAATCAGTTGGAAAGATGGTAGAACAAAAAAATCTGAAGGCGGACTTATGAGTAGCATATCAAATCAAAACCGCATCAAAAAGAAAAACGGTGGTTTTATAGCTAAAGGCTGTGGTAAAGTTATGAACAATCGTCGTAAAGTAACGACTATAAGTTAGAGAAAAAATATGGCAACAAAAAAAGTAACAGCAGATAAAAAAATGGAAGCCAAAATGAAGGCTAGACAAAATGCTAAAGTAAGACCTGATGAGCCAGTAGAGGAAACCAGGATTTATTTAAACATGCCTAAGAAAAAAGCAACTGTTAAAAAAACTCCTGCTAAAAAGAAAAATACTAAAAAATAGAGGTTTTGTATGTTTAAAAGAACTAAAGGGTACGCAGCTGGAGGTAAAGTAAAATCTAAGGGCATGCGTAAGGGTGGACCGATGAAATCAAAGGGTATGCGTAAAGGCGGACCTATGAAGTCTAAAGGTATGAAAAAAGGTGGGCCAATGAAGTCTAAGGGTATGAAAAAAGGCGGTCCTATGAAATCCAAAGGATACGCAAAGGGCGGCAAACTTAGTAAGCCTTAAACGTGGCTTATCTACAAAGCAACATCCCACATTTCAAATGCTGGGTTAGAAAAGAGTACACACATAATCACGAAAAATATCATGGCGAGTTTTTACACGCTATGGTTGTTGCTGTTACGACTATGCCGTGTCGTTGTTTAAGTTTTCAAGTTATATTTACAGGCATAGAAGCTGAAGGCGAAGAGGAAGATACAATACATGGTGGGGCTATGTGGGCTAGGATGCCCATCACTGCTTTAGTAGGAGATACTCCTTTTGAAGACTGGCCAGAGCCAATGGCTGTTCACGATGCCCAGCCCTGGGATTGTTCATCACATAATCATGCAGTTTACGTTATAGATAGAGCCACACCCTGTCCTTGGATGGCTAAGATTGACGGTAATTTTTATCCAGCTAAATATATGTTTACAGTAGATTATTCAGAAAATGAAATAGCTGATGATCCTGCTCAACATAAACAAAGTCACGTACTAGAATTATTAGATGCTGGAGAATGGACTGGCAATATAGTTGCACTACCTAACAATCGCGTAAGAGTCACACACCCAGCTTGGTTTGAAACAGGCTCTGGCGCACCTGATTTTAAGCCATCTGCACATATACATTATTCAAAGTCTGATTTAGACTATACGTTGGATGTAAATAGAATTTTTGATAACCTATACGCAGAGGACGAGTAATGGCAACATCAAACAGTACAAATTTTGAACCAAATGTAACTGAGTTTATAGAAGAGGCTTTTGAACGTTGTGGATTAGAACTGCGTACAGGATATGATCTTGTTACAGCAAAAAGATCTATAAATATTATGTTAGCTGAATGGGCTAACAGAGGTTTAAACCAATGGACTATAGAACAAACTACGCAGACGTTAACAGAAGGCACCAGTTCTTACTCACTTAACACCAATGTAATAGATATATTAGATATGGTCGTACGTCGTACAACAAATAGTGTAGACAATGACATCAATATAAGCAGAATAAGTCGTTCTGAATATTTGAATATACCTACCAAAACAACCAAAGGTAGACCATCTCAATTCTTTTTTGACAAGACTATAACACCAGCTATAAAAATATGGCCTGCTTCTGAAAACTCTACAGATATATTGGTATTTAATAAATTAGTTAGAATGGATGATGCAGATACTGCAATCAATACAATGGATATGCCGTTTCGTTTTTACCCTTGTTTTGCTGCTGGTTTGGCTTATTACCTTTCTGTAAAAAGAGCGCCAGAAAAAACGCAACTACTTAAAGGTATGTACGAAGAAGAGTTTCAAAGAGCTGCTGACCAGGATGAGGACAGAGCATCTTTCCGTTTAAAACCATCTATGAGAAGTAGTTATTAATGGCTTACGCTTTAGGTAAATTTGCTTTAGGTCTATGTGATCGTTGTGGGTTTGAATACAAACTTAATGATTTAAAAAAAGAATGGAACAACTTAAAAACATGTCCAGAATGTTTTGAGCCTAAAGCTCCTCAACTATCCCCAACTCCTGTAGTTACAGACTCGGAAGCTTTATACAATCCAAGACCTAATAATGATTTAGAAGTAGGTGAAGGATTTGTAGTAGTAACCAGTAGTTCTATATTTCAAGCTGATTTTATGAATCCATCAACACTAGGTTCTAACTTCACAATAACAAAAATGACAGCTTCATTAGGAAGCGTTACAATTAACACATGACTTATAGCGAGTTATATACATTAATTCAAAATTTTACAGATAATAACGAATCTACGTTTAATACTACGATTCCTGACTTTATTAAAAATGCTGAAGACCGTATATTTAACTTGGTACAGTCAGATTTTTTTAGAAAAAATGTTACAGGTAATTTATCTACAGGAAGTCGTTTCTTAACGTGTCCAACGGATTTTATTTTGAGTTTTTCATTAGCAGTAATTGATAGTTCTAGTGATTATCAATTTTTGCAAAAAAAACACCCCAGCTTTATGCAGGAATATACTCCTGATATAACTGATACCAGTCTGAGAGGACTGCCTTTATACTACGCTGACTTTGATAAGGAATACAACACTTCTACAAGTGCTGGAACTACTATCGTGGTTGCGCCATTACCAGACGCTGATTATTCAGTCGAGCTGCATTATCTTTATAGACCTGCCAGTTTAGTTACTGTTACCGCAGGGACTTGGCTTTCACAAAATGCCAGAGATGCTTTGTTATATGGCTCATTAATTGAAGCTTATACTTTTATGAAGGGTGAACCAGATTTACTCAACACTTACGAAACTAGATTCCAACAAGATATAGCTAGATTGAAAAATAGAGCAGAAGCCAGAGGAAGACGCGATGAATATCGCTACGACTCGCTTCGTTCTAGTGTAAGTTAAATAAAAGGAGAAAGTATGAAGCCTATCAAGAAACTTGAAGGCAAGACAGTCGCCATAGTAGGCATGGGCCGAAGTTGGTTTGACTATAATCTTGCAAAATCACATGGAGTTCATTTTGACGAAGTATGGGCAATAAATGCCGTAGCTGACGTCATATTTCACGACAGAATCTTTATGTTAGACCCAGCGAGTCGTTTTTTTGACAGTGAAGACGCTGGTGGACAAACAGAATCAATGAAAAAGATACTCAAAACGCATGAAGGACCAATATATACATGCGAACTAGATGAACGCGCACCTGGTTTAGTCTTATTTCCAGTAGAAGAAGTGGTAAGAGACTTAAATTGTTACTATTTGAACAATACAGTCGCATACGCTATAGCTTTTGCCCTTTGGAACAAAGTTGGGTGCTTGAAAATGTTTGGTGTTGATTTTACCTATACAGGAAATTTAAATTTTGCAGAAGCAGGTAGAGGATGTGTAGAATTTTGGCTGTCTAAATGTCAAAACGAAGGTATGTTAGTAGAAGTGGCTAATTCTTCTACATTATTAGATACATCAATCCCCGTAGAAGATAAATTATATGGCTATCACCGTTTAGATGATCCTAAAGTAATTGTGCATGATGATGAAAACAAACTACGTGTATTTAATAAAAGCCAAATAGAAAGGGGCGAACAAGAGCAAAAAGTAATGTATATGGATAGATACGATAGCCATCTCAAGGAGTCTAAAGCAGGAGATCCTAATAAGTGGTAGACAAGATAACACCAGAGGGTTTACCAGAGTTAGGATTAGTTGAAGTTTCCACTTCTAACTACGGAGGACATCCTCCTGAGTTTTGGGCAAAACAATTAACTGACAAAATATGTGGTTATTCTGATGATAATGAGCCACACATAAAAGAACAGGCAAGAGCCTATAAAGATTTAATTTATAGAGTGTGTTTGATTTACTTGAATAATGCTATAAAATCTTATAAAGCAAGTTTAATTCAAGAGCTTACAAAGTCTGGCGAAGAAGATATTGCTAAAATTATAAAAAAGGTATAGATATGGCAATTACATCCACATTAACTACAAGTTTTAAAAAAGAACTATTAACTGCAACACATAACTTTGCGACTAATGGTAATGCTTTTAAACTTGCTTTATATACAAGTTCAGCCACATTAGGTGCGGCTACAACAGCTTTTACTACAACTGGACAGGCAACTGGGACTAATTACACTTCTGGTGGAAACGCTTTGACTAAAGTAGCACCAACAAGTGCTGGTACTACAGGGTTTACAGACTTTGCAGATTTAACTTTTGGTACGGCTACCGTAACTGCTAGAGGCTGTATGATTTATAACGATACTAACGGCGATAAATCTGTAGCAACTATAGACTTTGGTGGTGATAAAACATCTACCGCTGGAGACTTTACTGTAGTTTTCCCTGCCGCAGCGGCAAGTACGGCCATTATAAGAATAGCTTAACCTCTTTATGTCAGGTTGGGGTCGAGCTGGCTGGGGCGAGGGTCCTTGGGGTCAACCCGCTTCTGTACCTATAAGCTTCACCATATCTGGTGTAGCTGGAACTTCTGCGTTAGGAACTGTAAGTGTAGACGCAGAAGCTAATGTAACTCCTTCTACTTTAGTTGCTACCTCTGCTGTAGGATCTATAAGTATAGTTGCTGAAGGTAATGTAGTTCCTTCTGGACAAGCAGGTACTGGAGCGGTAGGCACACCTACTTTTGATTGTGAAGCTAATGTAACACCAGCAGGTCAGGCAGGTACTAGCGCAGTAGGTACTCCTACTTTTGATTGTGAAGCCAACGTAAGCCCTACAGGACAATCAGGTACTAGCGCACTTGGTACAGTAACTATAGATGCTGAAGCTAACGTAACCTTATCAGGGCAAGCTGCTACAAGTGCTTTAGGCACACCATCCATAGACGCAGAGGCTAACGTAACGCCTACTGGCCAAGTTGGGACAACAGGCGCTCCACAAGCTGGAGTAAACGCTCAAGCAATAGCAAGTGTACCTGGTGTCGTAGGTAGTGTAGGAAGTTTATCAGTTGATGTAGATGGTGAGGCAAATGTTCCTGTATCTGGCATTAGCGCAACAGGATCTGTAGGTTCTGTAACTATACATCACAACGCTAGATTTGATGTAGATGGTGTCTCTGCAACAGGATCGGTAGGATCCCCTACGGTTGTAGCAAAAGCTAATATATCAGTAACTGGTGTTTCAGCTACGGGAGAAGTTGGAAATCCTTTTGTTTGGAGTCTAATTGACGAATCGCAAACACCAAATTACAGCGATATTACGGATACTCAAGATTCTAATTTTATTGACATAACAGAAACTCAAACACCTAACTGGGAAGATGTTGCTTAACTATGCAGAAGAAAGGTAATATAATCAATTGAACGGAGAACAATAAATGGCAAGCACATACGTAAATGATCTAAGACTCAACGAAATGGCGACAGGTGATGCGTCAGGAACTTGGGGAGATACGACAAATACAAATTTGGAACTGATTGGTGAAGCTTTAGGCTTTGGAACAGAAGGCATAACCACTAACGCAGACACACATACATCTACGATAGCAGACGGAGCTACAGACCCTGTAAGGGCGATGTATGTTAAATATACAGGTACATTAGATTCAGCCTGTACGATTACGATTGCACCTAACACAATCAACAGGATGCAATTCATAGAGAACGGAACAACTGGTTCTCAAAACATAATTATTTCACAAGGCACAGGCGCTAACGTAACCATACCAGCTGGTGATACTAAAGCAGTATACCTGGATGGTGCTGGTAGTGGAGCAGCAGTAACAGACGCTTTTGCTAGTCTTTCTACAGTAGACCTAAAAGTACAAGACGAT